CTGCATTTCGCGAATGGCGTCAGCAAGAGCTTTAGCGTCCTCTGTATTTCCAGCGGCGTCAGCCTTTACAAGTGCATTGCTAAGCTCTTCGATGGTAGCCATTATTTGTATTTCTCTAACAGTGATTGAACCTTTGGTTTAACAGTTTGCTTTTGCGTGCCTGCTAATGGCGCAGCGACATTCATTGGCATATCAAAGGTCTTCATAAAGTCAGACCCAGGAATTCGCTTTGCAAAGCTTGGGCTTGTCTTGTCTATGATGTCACTTTGAATTGCCTCGTTATACGTTTTTGCGTAGTCGTTGACTGCTGCTTTTGCAAACTGCGCCCACCTTTCTGGGTTTGCTGCGATTAACTCAGCGTCTCCTTTTTGAAGTCGATCCAAAAGTATTCCAACAGAATCTTTTGTCCAAGAGTTGCTATTCGTCTGTCTTAAGATTTCCGGCACACTTAACAGCGCCGCATTTCTTCTCAAAAATTCAGACATTTGCTCGGCGTCTTGCCCGGTCAATGACTGAAGTGTTTTTGTAATAGAAGAAACAGCATATTGCCTAGCCGCTTCTGAGTCACCAGCAGCCATGAAGTTGTCAAATGTCTTAAGCTGATTGCTAAGCAGCTTTGCAGACTTTGATGCTGCTGTGTTTAATTCTTTAACACGCTCAAATGCAGCCTTTCCTTCGGGAAGATCCTCAAACGGCTTAAGCTGTTCCTCTGGAATAAACGACTTAATATTTCTCTCGAGACTCTTTTCAATTACTGCAGCATTTTTAGGATTCTGTTGAATCATTGCATCAGCAAGTCGATTTGCTCCTGCAATTTTCTCAAGTGCATTTTTCCTGCGTAGATTATACTCATCCGCCGGATATACCTTTGCTGGAGCTTCTTGCACTACCTCTGGCTGTGCTGGCGCTTGCGGCTGTACAGAGGCGGGCTGTTCTGCTCCAAAGTCTGCGCCGGAACCGCTGTAGCTTGTATCGACGGGGTTGCGCTGCGCATTAAATGCAGCCATCTCTTCCGGCGTCAACTGTACGACTCGACGAGGAGACGCTTGCGCATACATGGCTTCCTGCTGAGGCGTCAACGGGTATCCCATGTTGGGATCCATTTGCATAGCTTGCTGCGGCATAGCAGGCTGCTGCCTGTTTGCCATATAGTAGTCAGCAAGAGCCGCTAAAGGTCTAGCAACGCCTCTAGTAACAATATTGTCTGGAATGTAATCAGAAAATGGCATGTTAGTAAGGATAAATCACTTCTTCTTGTTGGCCAAATCCCATATTATTCATATCCAGTCCTCGACTTACTGGCACAGCTCTAGGTGGCGCTGACTGCACTTGAGCGCCCATAGGCACAGCTCTAGGCGGAGACTTTGGCTGTGTTGGCGTTCCTGAAAAGTACGACTGAAAAACATCACTTGGATTGTTATACATTAGCGAGCTATCTCCTCCACCGCCAGCCGCTACAGCCCTGCGATACGCAGCGTCTTGTTCCAACTTTGCCTGCTGCGCCTTAAACAAGTCCGGCACATAAGCTTGGAAAAATGCACTGCGCTCAGTGCTGCTCATCTTGCTAGTGACATCACCAAGCTGCTTAACTTGATCCTTATCCAACCCGAACATCTCTGGGTTAAGCTCGAGCATCTTCTTCATCGCATTCGACTTCTTGTCGAGTTCGCTAGCTTGGGCATAGTATTCATTAATCGAGCTTGGCAACATTTTGCTAGCCATTAACGGATCTGCGCCTCCAGCCTTTGCGCCCATACCAATGATTGAGTTTAACGCTTGCTGAGCTGAATCAACTTTTGCGTTTTCTCTAGAGATATACTCATCTCCAACTTGCCGAGAAACCTGCTGATAACTTGGAGCCATAACGTTTCCGTATCCGCCTCCACCTAAAAATGGTTGAATGGGTTGTGCCATAATTAAAATGCTCCTCCAATTTGTCCGCCAATATTAGCCCCAGTTACTGCTCCAGCCGGACCACCTGCAAAAAAGCCTCCAATTGCTCCAAGTCCTGTTCCAATAACACTTCCAAATCCTTTACTTTTCTTTTGAGAGGCTTGCCATTTGGCTAAGTTATACTCGTTAAGCGCCTGCAAATTTTGCGAGCCAATCTGCGCACTTAAGGCAGACTCAGGATTGAAGTACTGCGGTCCAGCCAACTGCTGTTGCGCCAAAGTCTGCTGCGTGGAGCCACCAAGCAGCCCAGCAAAATCAGGTGTAGCTTGAAATGCCGCCATTGCTGGAGCCGCCTGCTGTTGCAAGAAGCCTGCCGTCTGTGCGGCAAACTGCTGACGCTCCCGTTCACGCCCAGTCCGAGCTGCATAGCGGTTCATAATCTCTGCAAGGTTTGCTTGACCACCAAGCGCAGTTCCACGGGCAGCATACCCGGCCCTTGCCTGCTGATCGAGCATACGTTGCTCTTCAGGTGACAACTCACCACCTAGCGCCTGTTGTTGCTCTGCGTACTTGCGAAGTCCAGCAAGCAAGTTTTGCGCGCCCCCAGCAGCTTGATATGCGCCAACAAATCCTGCTCCACGCTGCTCTAGAGCCCGCTGCTGGGCTTCTTGTCTTGCCTTGGCATAATCAACCTCAAGGCTAGTATATCCAGGCAGCAATCCTCGCGTGCGAGCAACGTCAGCTTGGGCTATCTGAGTGGCTACCTGTGATTCAAGGTCAGCGTACTTTGGGATGTATTGTTGACTAAGCGCAAAAAGTTCTGGGGCAACCTGCTTTTGCGCTGCAAGTGTTTCTTGAAGCTGTTCAGCATAGCTCTTAGTTACTGGCGCTGGAGGCGAGGGGGCTTTTTTCTTTCCCATACAAAAATCGTTTAGTTAAAGCTACATTCCACTCAATGATCCTGTTTCTACGAAACCCGTATACTTTTTCCATCTTACGATCAGCTCTAGCAATCTCGCGCAACAGTTGCTTAAATGCGTCCTTGCTGACAGAGTAAAGCACATCCATTTTGTAAATATTGCTTTTTGGTTGAGTCCAATCGAACTCATCTTCTTTGTTAATGATTGGATGAATGACCGCAAACGCTCCATCAGCAATAAACAGATTTCCGTGAAGCTGATGGAATGAAAGGTATTCGCGCAAAACATCTGCATTTGTAGTTTGGAACAGTGTTGGATGTTTGTGTGCGACATAACTTGCAAATTTAAAGAATGACTTCCATTTCTCAAGTGTCATTAAGTCTTGACAATGTACATGAGCGCAAAATTACGCGGACGTGTTTCAATGCTTCCTGCGGATCCAGTTGTCTGTGATGCAAGATTGTTGATGCCGTCCGCGTTGCCTGTATACCTGTTGCCAGTCGTGTTGTTTTGTTGCCCGCCGCTTGCAACGGTGTGCGTGTGCGGTTGTATGCTTTGACCTTGATAAGTTTTAATCCCGCGTCCTTGATCTATACCTTTTCCATGATCCCATCCGCGAACAAATTCGCCACGAAGATCTGGTACGGCTGATCCGTATATAGCAATAAGATTTGGATAGCCAGAAGTAGATTGGCCATCGCATTCCAGCCAGCCAGACGGAGCTGTTGATCCACCCCACATAACAATTGCCCCGGGCAAAGTCGCCGCTGCCGCTTGAGCGTCAACATACGCCTTGCTGGCCGCCGCATTGGCAACGCTTGGCGTGTTACTGGAAAGCAACAACTCCCCGGTCATGCTCGATCCAGAACGCAGCGGAAAATAACTTTCAAATAAACTTTTTATTGCACTAATCGTGTATTTAAATAAAGATCCACCTCGCTCAGACAAAATATAATCTGAATCTTGCGGCGCAGATTGGGTTTGCGAAGAAATAGCACCTCCAAGTAGAATTGCGTTATCTACATGGTCATTAAGATTTTGAGCAGTTACCTGCGAATTACTGCTAGGGTAATTTGAATAGGTTGTGCCTTTTTGTATTTGCTGAGCGGACATAAAGTTACTCCTGCGAGATCATTGGTCTATTAGCTGCTATAGCATAAACAGCAATACTTTTCAAGGATGGTCTTCCAACAACAAAATTTACAGCGCAAGCAATCGACGTTCCCCGTGCTGCTATCCTTGGGCGGAGCGTGCCATCTGAGTTTCCGCTAAAGCTGTATTTTAGCACCGTTTCAGTAGAGTCTGGGTCGTATGTTGTTGCGTCAATTTCAACAAAATCATTTTGCACGTTGCTAAAACTAAACTCGCCCCTGCTATACCGCTTTTCAGAAGCGCCGCCAAACGTGTACTCTCTAGTTTTTACAGATGCAGGAATATGGACAAAATTCTGCGTGCTTGCAATCAAAGTAGACTCAGTTTTAACTGGCTGCCCATTTTGCTGAATGGATGCCGGAAATAAATTAAACGGCAATACAGGCGTTGCATTAGATGTATTAAACTCGTCGCCTTCAACTTGCTCCTCACTTAAAAAGACGCCGCCATATTGGGCTTCTCCAGCAAAGTTGGTAATAATCATTAACCTGCGTTGATTGATATACGCGGACAAGATCAAGTTATCTGAGAATAACCCAGCAGGATAATAGTCAATTGATTCCCATGCTTGGTTAAGAGTGTTGTACACTAGAATCTTGTTATTTCTTATTGCGTCGCCTGTTGGCATAGCAATGTAGAAACGATTGTTATAATAAGTTGCAACCGAGTTTTGAACAGTGTCGTAGTTTATGGAGTCAAAAAAGTCTGCAATCGGTTCACTGAGCGGCAGTGTGTTGCCTAGTAATTTTAAGTCAAGCTGGGGCGTCAGCATGTGGACGCCGTTGGCCGAAAGGAAAAATACAAACTGACCCGCAGAAACGATTGAACGTCTGGCCAGACAACCAATCTCAGTCGTCACCACTGTTGTGCTGCTCTGCGCTCCCGGGGGTGAATCAGTGGCAAAGTTGTCAGTCTCAACGTAAACAACATAAATACTCTTAGTCATAAAGACCAAGAACTGATCCTGCACCCACGGCAGCACCCCCACAATCGAGTCATTTCCGCCAGTATTTATCGTAAAGTTGTTTAGCGTCGTGTCGCACTGCTCGCTTAAAATGTCGCTTACCAATATCTGATAATCGCCATATTTAACAATAAGCCTGTTCTGAAAATACAACCCAAAATCAGCGCATGGCACAGATTGCGTGATGCCTGTAACAACGCCAGCGTCTATTGTGGACTTTTGCTGTGCAAACGAAAGTGCCGCCTGCCCATCCTGCCATATTAACGGTGGCTTCCCGCGTCGAGCTGTCCAGCCTGTCTGGTTGGTTCGTGTGGCATAGGTTGAGCCAGTGTTGTTGTCGTACTCAAACGTGAACGTGGTCGGACTTGTCACCGTGATGACGTAACTGCCCGTGACGGCCTGTCCCGCCGTGTCTGAGCCGTCTGTGCGCCCGATAGTTACCTCGTCGCCTGTGGTGTAACCGTGCGCTGGTGTGGTCGTGATTGTGATCGTTCCAGTGTCACCGTTGAGGATGTCAGGGTTAGACTCGGCTGCAACGAACGTCGTTTTGTCGTACTTACCGCGAAAGATGTAGATCTTATTAAGCGCCGCCACTACATCGCAAATTCCGCCCACTGCAATTGTTCTGTTGGCAGGAAACAGAAATGCTTGGCTTAAATCTTCAGGTTCTGAGCCTTGAGCTGGCCTGTACAAGTACATCTTGTCCGTAAAGACCAGCACGATGTTGTCATGCCCTGCGTCGTCAACGTACAACCCTGATCCAACCATTGTCAAAGACACAAGATCATTGTCAGTAAGCCGCTTGGTTCCCTTGCGGGGCTGTGCCACTCCGCGCTGCAAGCGGGTGTTAAAGCTCGCCTGTAGCATTCCGGGTTTCAAGTTGGCAGCATCCAGCCTACTGGCAAAGCCAATAAACATATCATCGCCTTCAACTTGGATCTCTTGTGCCATTAGGAAATAAGCTTACTGAGCTTGTCCACCACACGCTGAAGATCGTCACGGATCTCAACCATACGCTCCATATG